CGCGACTCTTTCTGTGCAAGGATGAGTGGCATGAAAAAGAAGCTGACATCCGCAAAAACAGCGAAAGACCCGAACTCTAGGATTAACAAAAGCCTGCGGGCATGGAAATGCTAATGGACGCTAACATGATTTGGTCAGCGGTTTTATCCATAGTGTTGGGAGCCTTTGGCTTTCTGATGCGGGAAAAACTTAATCAAGTAAAAGACGTAGCCGAAGAAATCCGCCGCGTTGAACGCCTTTTAAACATTACACGCGAGGAGATAGCACGTGATTACGTCACTCAAGCAGAAAGTCAGCGTATTACTGACCACATGGACCAGCGCTTTAATCGCCTTGAAGCAAAAATTGACCAACTTATTCAAGCGAGGGCCTGATGCCAGCTAAATCCTCAAAACAAAAACGGTTGATGGATGCGGCAGCACACAACCCTGCATTTGCCAAAAAAGTAGGCATTCCACAATCTGTGGCAATGGATTTTAGTAAGGCCAGTAAGGGCAAAAAATTTAGGAAAGGCGGTGACGCTATGAAAAACGGTTACGAAAAAGGCGGTTTAGCCAAAAAAGGCGAGGGCATTGCCAAGAAAGGTTTTGCTACTGGCGGTATGGTGAGCGGTATGGGAAACACTTCTCAAGGCCGTACGTTGAGCCAGCCAGTCAAGAAATCTGTTCAGGGCGACACCGTGCAGGTGCGCGGAGTAGGTGCTGCTCGTTCACGTGTTGCTCGTATTTACTAAGCCATGAGCACTTCGGGCGCATCCGACTTCGATCTGCAATTCGACGACATGATCGCCGAAGCGTATGAACGCTGCGGCATTGAAGTTCGTGATGGCTACGACATGAAAACAGCGATGAGGTCGCTGAATTTGATGTTTGCGGAATGGGGAAACCGTGGTTTAAATCTGTGGACGATTGTACAGAGACAGCAGGTATTGACGGCGGGTACGTATGAATACAACCTCCCAAGCGACACCATAAATGCCTTGTCTGCAGTAATTCGTACAAATTCAGGTCTTGCTACCCAGCAAGACATCACAATTGATCGTATCAGCCGTGCAGAATGGCTGCATATCCCTAACAAGAATACCCAATCACGTCCTGCCCAGTACTATGTACAGCGTTCGGTGCCTACCACGGTATATCTGTACCCTGCTCCTGACTCGACACAGACGTGGACTTTTGTCTACTATGCTATTCGTCGGATTGAAAATGCAGGGGCATATACCAATACAGCGGACGTTGTGTTCCGCTTTTTACCTGCCTTGACGGCAGGATTGGCGTTTCATTTATCTGTGAAAAAGGCTCCAGATCGGGTTATCCTTTTGAAACAGTTGTACGAAGAAGAATTTGCCCGTGCAGCCACTGAAGACCGAGATACGGCCAGCGTCTTCTTGGTGCCAACTTACACGTCGAGGTAGAAATGGGCGCAGGGTACGCATCTGGCAAGTTTGCGATAGCGCTTTGTGACCAGTGTGGTCAGCGCTACAAACTTTTAACGCTTATCAAGGATTGGAAGGGTTTTAAAGTCTGTCCAGAGTGCTATGAGCCAAAGCACCCCCAGTTGGAGCCAAAACGCAATATCACCGAGCCACAGGCACTATATCAACCCAGACCAGAGGCTAGGATGGCTGTAACGGTGTTTGTGGGTGAAACTTCTGACACTTCTTTTGCAAGTATAGGTATGATGCCTATGCCGCCTTCTAGACAACTAACAGCCACGGGGCTGTTGGCACAAGTGACTACGCGTATAACATGAATTACTCTGACCTCACCACTGCAATTGCGGATTACACCGAGAATACGTTCACGGCGACAGAACTTGCTACTTTTGTAGATCAAGCAGAACAGCGTATTTACAACACCGTGCAGTTGGCTAATTTGCGTAAAAACCAGACTGGGACAATAACATCTGGCAATAAATATCTTTCTGCCCCTGATGATTTTTTGTCTGCTTATTCATTGGCTGTGTATGTTTATCTCACGCCAACAGCAACTGGCAGCTCCGGGGCCTACACGATCGTCGTAAGCAGCGCCACAGATATTGCTGTGGGGCAATACGTTACTGGATCAGGAATTGGCACAGGAGCCACAGTAAGTGCAATTAATGGAACTACCATAACACTATCAGTGGCTAATAGTGGAGTTGTCTCTGGCACGATGGCCTTTCAGGGTGACTACCTCTACTTGTTGAGCAAAGATGTTAACTTCATTCGTGAGGTATACCCTAACCCCAACAATACTGCTCAACCTAAGTATTACGCTATTTTTGGTCCGCAATCTAATGCAATAACTGAGTTATCTTTTATATTAGGTCCGACACCTAATACAACATACAACGCTGAACTTCATTACTACTATTATCCCCAGTCGATTGTGACGGCGGGAACTACGTGGCTAAGCGACAATTTCTCCTCTGTTTTGCTCTATGGAGCTCTTGTGGAGGCGTACACCTTTATGAAAGGTGAAACGGACATGATGGCTTTATATGATGCTAAATACAAAGAGGCTCTTGCATTGCTCCAAAACTTGGGTAATGGCAAGCAGCGTGGTGATGCCTACCGGGATGGGCAAACTAAAATTACTGCGAGGTAATTAGATGTTTACAGCAGGACTTACCGCATCATTCAAACAACAAGTGCTCTTGGGCGTACATGACTTTTTAAATGATGTATTTAAAATTGCTTTGTATAACTCAAGTGCTACGTTGGATAGTGATACAACTGTCTACACAACCACCGGAGAAGTAACTAGTGCTGGCTATACTGCAGGGGGCCAAGTATTACTTGTTCCTACTGTAGGCGTTGGTAATAATACTGGATATGCCTCTTTTGCGGACCCAATTTGGTATGCGACAACTTTTTCAGTCCGGGGCGCACTTATCTATAATTTTACAAAGAGCAATAAATCTGTTGGGGTACTAAACTTCGGAATAGATCAAGTTACATTGACTCAAGATTTTAAAATTCAATTTCCCGCCAACAACCCCGAAACATCAATCATTCGTATCTTGTAGAAAGACTGAAATGCTAGTTACAACAACCAAAGGCGACATGGACGAATCATTGCTAGAAAAGCGTGAGGGTACTGTGGACAACGACAACGAATTAACCACATGGACAGAATACTGGTTAGAGGGTGAACTTGTACACCGTTCTGTTCATGTAACACTAAAGAAAATGCCGCCTTTGGGTGGTGAAACAGGCACTTTTTAAGGAACTACTATGAGTAATACCGCATCAATGTGTACCTCCTTTATGGGGGAAATTCTGACAGCAACGCATAACTTTGGTACTGCGCCCATCCGTGCGGCTACAACTGCTGATACGTTCAAGGCCGCTTTGTACTTTAGTTCTGCTACGGTTAACGCCGCTACTACTGTATACAGCACCACCAATGAAGTGACAAACACTTCTGGTACAGGCTATACAGCGGGCGGTGTTACGGTTACTAACGGCACGGCTCCTATTGCGACTAACAGTTCAGCGACTGCTGGTGTGGCGTATTGGACTCCAACGGCTAGTTTTTCTTGGACTTCGGTGAATGTTACTACGGCTTTTAACGCTGTGCTGATATACAACTCAACCCAGTCTAATAAGGCTGTGGCTGTTTACACCTTTGGTGACCAGACGATTACTGCGGGTACGTTCACACTGACGATGCCATCGAATACCACAACAACTGGTTTGCTGAGAATTGCAACCACCTAAAGGGTAATTCATGTCTCTCGGCTGGGGCTACCAAACGTGGGGGGCAAACGGCTGGGGCGGCACTCTTGAGGCGGTAGGAGATGTAGCAACAGGAGCCGTGGGTACAACCACGCCTGTTATCTCTATTGCCCTAACGGGTAGGTCAGCGACAGGATCAGTAGGAACCCTATCCCCTAGCCAATCATCAGCCGAGACAGGGGATATAGCAACAGGTTCGGTTGGTACTGTTACCGCCACATTAACCATAGCCCTGACGGGCGTAGCGGCCTCTGGAGCGGTTGGGACAGTTTCTCCTAGCAAGTCATCAGCCCTAGCAGGAAATGCGGCTACAGGCTCAGTAGGCACGTTAGCGGTAACTTCAACGGTTGCCCTGACAGGAGTATTGGCTTCTGGGGCGGTTGGCACAATTTCCCGTGGCGAGGCAAGTTTTGCGCTAACAGGTGTAGCGGCTTCTGGCTCAGTAGGAACCTTATCTCCAAGCCAATCTTCAGCAGAAACTGGGGATGCGGCGGTAGGCTCAATAGGCACGGTTGCGGTAACACTGACGCTTGCGCTAACGGGTAATTCTGCATCGGGTTCTATAGGAACTCTTAGCCCCGTTAAGTCAATAGCGTTGGCGGGTAATGCGGCTACTGGGTCTGTGGGTTCTCTTGCAGTCTCTAGCACAGTCGCTTTGGCGGGCGTATCAGCTTCTGGTGAAATTGGAACTTTATCCAGAGATGCTTCGTTTGCCCTGAGTGGTAAATCTGCAAGCGGTGCGGTTGGTTCGGTTTTAGTCACTAACGCAGAGGCTTTGACGGGCGTTGAGGCTATGGGGGTTTTGGGACAAGTTATTGTTCCGTTGCTACCAGATACGGCGATAGGCGAGATAGGAACGCTTGGTGTAGATAGAACGATTGCTTTGTCGGGAGTATCTGCAAGTGGAGCGATAGGAACGCTGACAATGGGAGCAAGGACATTTGCTCTAACAGGTGTTTCTGCAACAGGTTCAGTTGGAACCGTAATTGCGGTATATTGGAAGTTAATTGATGATAGCCAGATAGCAGACTGGGCGGTTATTTCTGATACGCAATCAGCGGGATGGACAACAATAGGTGACACACAGTCACCATCATGGCAAAATATCAGTAATCCACAGACTCCGAACTGGGCGGTCATCAACGATGAGCAAACTGCCGAATGGGAAGAGGTCGTAACTTGAGGTAAGAAATGACAACAGCATATACATCACTACTTGGTTTGGCTCTTCCCGTCACTGGGGAATTAAGCGGCACATGGGGCGATACAGTCAATAACTCCATTACCTCACTGTTGGACTCTGCTATAGCGGGAACAACCACATTAAGCACTGATGCAGATGTAACCCTGACAACCACAACTGGTGCGTCAAACACATCCCGTGAAGCCATCCTCTTGTGGACAGCGGGCGGAACGGCGACTAGAACCATCACAGCGCCAGCGCAGTCTAAGACTTACATTGTTATCAACAAAACTTCTAGCACCCAGTCTATTAAATTGGTAGGTGTTGGCCCAACTTCTGGCGTAACCATTATTGCGGGTGAGTCAGCAGTATGTGCATGGAACGGCTTAGATTTCATCAAGGTATCTAATATCTCTGGTGCGGGAGTGTTTAGTTCCATCACTGATACAGGCTTAACCTCTGGTCGTGTGACCTATGCCACTACTGGTGGACTGTTAACAGATTCTGCCAACCTGACATTCAACGGCACAACGCTGACAATGGCTAATGACGCATCTATCTCAGGTCTAACAGTAGGTAAAGGCGCAGGGTCTATTTCTACCAACACGGCTGTGGGTGCTAGTGCTTTGTCATTAAATAGTACTGGTGCGACAAGTACCGCTATTGGTGAAAATGCTTTGGGTGGCGCAATATATACAGGCGCTCAATCAGTTGCAATTGGTAATGCAGTTTTATATCCCGCCACATCAGCTTCATATAATGTTGGTATTGGTTATAACACATTAAGATTTACAACTACTGGAAATTACAATACAGCAATTGGCGTTACGGCAATGTTTTTTAATACAAGCGGTACAAATAATGTTGGTATAGGGCCTGACGCACTGCGTAACAATACAACAGCATCTAACAACACTGCTGTTGGATATCAGTCTCTGTATAACAATACCACAGCATCTAACAACATAGCAGTAGGTTCTCAAGCGGGTTACAACAATACATATGGGGCAATAACTGCTCTTGGTTATAGCGCTGGTTATAGCAATACTACAGGTGGAATGACTGCCGTTGGAAATGGTGCTTTAAGGAGTGCTACTACAGCAAATTTCAATACTGCTGTTGGTTTAAATGCATTGTATAGCACAACAGGCTCTGGAAATACTGGTCTTGGTGATGTAGCTGGCTTTAGTAATACTTCAGCACAATACAATGTGTTTTTAGGGTATCAGGCTGGATATACATTCAATGGCACAGGAGATTCATACAATACTTTTGTTGGAACATTTGCTGGTAAATTAACTACCACCGGAATTTACAATACTTCTTTAGGTGGTCAGGCTCTTTACAGCAACACTACAGCATCAAACAACACCGCAGTAGGCTACCAAGCGGGGTATAGCAATACTACTGGTGCTAATTTAACGGCTATTGGCTATACTGCCTTGTACAACAACACTACTGGTTCTAGAAATACAGCAATAGGAACTCAGGCTGGTA